GCGGTACGACAACCAAGACACTTACTCTTACAAAGCAAGACGGCTCGACTTTACAAGCCTCATGGAGCGATATTGATACGGCTCCCGTAACAAGTGTATTTGGCAGAACGGGTGATGTTGTGGCAACGGAAGGGGATTATAACTTAGGCCAACTCGGTGATGTTACGATCACTTCACCAAGCACTAACCAAGTATTAAAATACAATGGTACGGCATGGGTGAATGGTACGGACACCGATACTGGTTTGACGAGCGTTGGTATTAGCGTGCCAACTGGGTTGACGGTATCAAATAGCCCTCTTACAAGTAATGGTACAATTGCCATAAATTATGGCAGCGGCTACTCTATTCCAACCGATACTAAGCAAGGGCAATGGGATCAAGCATACAACGATAAGATAAATAGTGCAAGTGTTACGGGTACAAGTACAAAGACATTAACATTAACGCAGCAAGATGGCGGTACAGTACAAGCATCTTGGAGCGATATTGATACGGGGCTTACAAGCGTAGGGCTTACAATGCCAGCCGCTTTTACGGTGAGCAACTCGCCTTTGACCAGCAATGGCACAATTGCCGTTACGGGTTCTGGGTTGGCATCACAATACGTAAGAGGTGATGGCAGCCTTGGAGACTTTCCAAGTGGAGGCGGAGGCGGAGGTGCATCCGTATCATATTATTTAAACGGATCAGTTAACCAAGGGACAATTGGTGGGATTACTTATTACGAGATGAATAAGACTCCCATTCTTGGTGCTGGTACTAATTTTACAATAAATGGCAATGGGTACATAGCATCATTTTTAACCGATGCGAATGATCCAAATTTGCTCAAGATACCTGGCGGTAACTGGAATTTTGAGACATTTTTCTCTGCGTCAAGTGGAGGCGGAAACCCTACTTATTATGTAGAGCTTTATAAATATGATGGCACTACATTCACGCTAATTGCAAGTGGGTCAACAAACCCGGACGTAATAACTGGGGGTACTGCGGTTGAGGCTTATTTCTCTACGTTGCCAGTCCCAGAGACAATATTAACGGCAACAGAGAGACTTGCCATAAGAATATATGTTACTCATGCTGGAAGAACGATAACTTTGCATACTGAGGACAATAACCTTTGTCAAATCATTACTACTTTCTCTACGGGCATTAATGCACTAAACGGCCTTACCGCTCAAGTGCAATACTTAGCTACGGGGACAACGGGTAGTGATTTTAATATAAATAGCTTAAATGACACACACACATTTAACCTACCTACGGCGAGTGCAAGTGTAAGAGGAGCTTTGAGTACAAGTGATTGGACTACATTTAATAACAAAATCGGTGTCAACGACACAATTGATTGCGGAACTTGGTAAAAATATATAAATGGCAAATACATTAAAGATAAAAAGGGGTACGGCGGCAACAATTCCACAAGGACAACTTGCCGAGCCTCTATTCACTACTGACACGTATGATCTTTATATTGGTAAAGGAAGCGGAGGCAATCAACGCTTTCAAAAGTACATTGCGAGTGGCACAAGCTCTCAGTTCTTAAAAGGTGATGGATCGCTTGATAGCAATACTTACCAACAAGCCATTACTCTTACAACAAGTGGTACGAGTGGCGCATCAACATTAATAAGCAATACTTTAAATGTTCCTAATTACTCTTTGAGTGGATTAGGTGGTGAACCCGCAATAACTCCAGGAACTACATTACAATATTGGAGAGGAGATAAATCTTTTCAAACGCTTGACACAAGTGTTGTGCCAGAGAATGGTCCAATATATTTTACCGAGCCTAGAGTAAGATCAACCGTATTAACTGGGCTTAACTTAACAAGTGGTGGTACAATAGCGGCTACCGATAGCGTGCTTCAAGCATTTGGTAAAGTACAAAATCAAATATCCGCACTTGTTGGAGGTGTATATTATGCTGGTACTTGGAACGCATCTACTAATAGTCCTACACTTACAAGCGGTACTGGTACAAAAGGATATTATTACATAGTAACAACGGCGGGTAGTACAAACTTAGATGGCATTACGGATTGGAAGATAGGAGATTGGGCAATATTTAACGGTACTACATGGGATAAGGTTGATAATACGGATGCGGTGAGTAGTGTGAACGGATTTACTGGTGCAGTGAATTTGGGACTTGATAATATTAGTGATGTAAGTGCAGCAAGTCCTACAAATGGACAATTATTAAGATATTACGGACCAGGTAGTTTTTGGGAGGCATGGACACCGACATATATTAGTGCGGCTATAACAAGCCTTAATGGCCTAACTGGCGCAACTCAAACATTCGCAACTGGTACAACGGGTACTGACTTTGCGATAAGCTCAAGTAGTACAACGCATACATTTAATTTGCCAGATGCAAGTGCAACGGCTAGAGGTGTTATAACAACTGGAGCGCAAACAATAGCAGGAGCAAAGACATTTAGTTCAAATGTAACGGGTCTTGCGTTTTTAACTTCGGAAAATAGTTATTATCAATTAGGATATGGTTCGGATGCTGCATCAAGATCATGGAGAATTAAAAACGACGAGCTTGATCCTGGTGATTTAAACATCATGCAGTCCACAACAAGGACTGGTACTGGATATTCAACAAAAGTTCGTATTAAACCGACTGGAGAAGTTGAGGTTGGTGCTGGTACAAATGCAATAATGCTTACCGTTAGCGGTCAAGGTTATTTTAGCTATCAAGTTGAAGCTGCATCATTTAAGAAAACAAGTGGTACAAGTTCACAATTCTTGAAAGCTGACGGGAGTGTAGATAGTAATACATATTTAACAACATCAAGTGCGTCATCAAGTTATGTACCTTATACTGGTGCAACAAACGCAGTTGACTTAGGGAATTATAACATAGATGCTGCTGGTGGTTTTTATGTAAATGTTAAAAACTATCTATACGAAGGACAAATAAGAATAACTGATCTTGTAAATAAATATAATTACTTAAATTTTAATTCTACATCTTCTGGACATTATATTAATAGTGGTTTTTATGCTGGCGGTTCACAACAAGCAATTTATATAAGTGCCAAATCAACGGCTGGTCAAAATGTTATTTTCAATACTGATGGCACTACAACTTTCAGTTCGAGTGTTACGGCAGCTGCTGAATTTCAAGCATTAAATGCTTATGGATTTAAAAGTTATATTGGTTCATCTGCAACTGGTAATAATATTGTATTTACTGCATCTTATTATGTAGGATGGGATGGTATTTATCAATCATCGGGTAGTACAAATGATTTTGGTATATGGACTAATGGTGGTACAAATACTCAAGCAAAATTTGTTATTAAGAATGGGGGCAATGTGGGTATTGGGACGAACAGCCCAAGTTATCCATTAACCATTGGGTCAAATTTTACAAATGCTGGTACTTTATCTAGTGGTGGTAACTTAAATGGAAGTGCTTATTTTGGACAAGGTGGTTTAACAGTTGGTGTTCAATCTACAACATCTCATACTGCATTATTTACAAACTCTACAAATAAAGATATTCTTTTTGGTTGTTGGGATGGCTCAACCAATTCAGAGAAAATGCGCATAACGAGTGGGGGATTGGTAGGCATAAATACTGGGGCTTCTGTTGATTCAGCAGCAAGACTTCATGTAGAAGGTTCTGTTAGGATTAATAACGCAGTGTTTATCAATGGTACTTTTGCAAGCTTTAATCAAAATGCCTACTTCAGCAGTGGTTGGAAAAAATATGCATCTGGTTATGCAAGAAGAATACAATTAGGTGTTGATAATAGTGGTAGTATAGAGTTTGGTATAAGTAATGCTGGTGCTGGTTCTGCTGGAGATGCAATTACTTGGAGTATTCCTATGGTAATTAGAGATAATGGCAATGTGGGTATTGGTACTACAAATCCATTAGACAATCTTCATATTGCAGCATCTGAGGCTGGGAATGTTGGTATATCAGTTCAAAATACAAATGCAAGTTATTCAGCACAGATTAGATTTTTAAATAGTGCAGGAACAGAAAAGTCAGCAGTTACTTATGTACAGAGTAACGATTCGTTAGTATTTGCTAATAATTCTCAAAATGTAATGACAATAACGAGTGCGGGGAAGGTAAATATTACTAATAACACAGCAGACTATGGGTTTACTATGGTTAATAGTAATTTTTCAAGTTATGGTCTTTATATTCAAGCTGGTGGTACATATAATTCAATTGAATGTTATAATTATTCTGGAAGTACTGCATTATTTAGGGTTAGTGGAGGTGGTGTTTTATATGCTCAAAATACAACAGTACAATCAATATCAGATATAAGAACAAAAGAAAATATTACAACATCAACGGATGGATTAAACATAATAAATGCTTTAAGACCAGTAAGATTTGACTTTAAGAAAGGATTTGGTAATGAAAGAAAAAATGTTTTAGGTTTCATTGCGCAAGAAGTAGAAGAAATATTTCCTGATATAGTTGACAAATGGAAAAATAAACCAGATGATGAAATAGAATACAAAACACTTGGTCCTGCTGGTTTAATACCAGTATTAGTAAAAGCCATCCAAGAACTCAAAGCAGAAATAGACACACTTAAAAAATAAATATATGATAGAACATTATTGGGTTATATCCGCAATGGACACCGCACCAAGCGAAGATGGACTTACAGATGTTGTAAAGACCGTACATTGGAGAAGAGATGCCAAAGAGATAGATGGCGATAAAGAGTATTATGGTGATGTGTACGGAGCTATGGGATGCGCAGCACCAGACCCAATGGCATTTAAGCCTTATAATGAGCTTACTTTTGAAGAAGTATGCGGATGGCTTGAGGCAAATTTGGATGTAGCGGCTCTTGATGCTTCTTTAGATGCTCAGATTGAAATGCAAAAAAATCCTCCAATTGTCAACTTGCCTTTGCCTTGGAATCAAAATAATATCTAAATTCGTAAAAATTTTAACTATGACTTACAGAGATTTATTCGTATTAATCGAGAACATTAAACTAAACATTGGCAATCAAGAGACCAAAGGGCAAAAGAAGCTGTTTAAAATCTACGAAAAGCTAAAGCCGTCTATCGATGAATTTCAAAGCAAGATTGATGACGCAAGGCTTGACAATGCTGCGGTTGATGAGAAAGGCAACTTGATCCTAAACGATAAAGGAGAATATAATTTTAATAAAGAAGGGCTAAAAAAGCTAAAAGCCGACATCAAAAAGATTGAGGAAAGTGAGTTTGAGTTTAAGAAGATTGAGGTTGCAAACCCAGGCGGTCTTGAGCCTTATTTCTTTCTAAATGGTTGGGTGAACGGCGTTGAGCTACAAGAAGCCCCTAAACAAGACGAAGAAGAGCTTTGAGAATAAATAGATCATATATAACAAACTTTGACCAAATTCTTGACGCAAGTAATTTGGCATTCTCATCTAGTAGTGCAAGTGCAAACACTACTTTAACGGAAACGGACGGCATCAATGTAAAGCTAATCAACGCTACATCTGGTGCCGTTACAGTTACTCTTCCAACGGCCGTATCAAATGCGGCATCCTTTATTATAAAAAAGACCGACTCAAGCGTAAATAAAGTAACCATTGATGCCTATTCCACCGAGACCATTGACGGAGGGACAACATACGTACTCAACGATCAATATAATTACGTGGAGATAGTGAGCAACGGTACGAATTGGGTCGTAACAAATGAATTTAACAATGAAGTTTGGACTTAAATATTATTTTCATCCAACACCTAAAAAGATTAGGCTATTTGGAGATTCTCTTGCTACTGCTAGTGTTTTTGTATCTACTATGACAATACTAGAGGGACATAAAGAGATAGCCATAGCCGTATTTATTAGCGGTTGGGTTGGCAAATTCATCTCTAATATGTTCGCCGATGTTGACCAAAAAGCTGATAACAACTCTACCGAAGCAGGTTCTTGATGAGCTTCCAAGTGTTATCGATACCTTTAAAATAAATAACCCGCTTGTTTTATCTCATTTTCTAGGCCAAGTAGCCCATGAGAGCGGTAACTTTAAGTTTGTACGCGAGAACCTTAATTATAGCGCACAAGGCCTCTTAAAAACATTCCCAAGATATTTTAGTAAGGATACCGCAGAAATAGCGGCTAGAAAGCCAGAATTGATTGCAAATATTGTGTACTCTAACCGCATGGGCAATGGAGATAAGCAAAGCGGAGACGGCTTTAAATACAGAGGCAGAGGCTACATTCAGCTTACTGGCAAATATAATTACAAAGAATTTGGACAGTACATCAACCAAGATTTGCTGACATCACCAGATTTAGTGGCTACTAAATACCCATTAACAAGTGCTGCATGGTTCTTTGAAGTAAAAGTGCTATGGAACCTAGCGGCTAGAGATGCAAGCGATGAAACAATCAAACACCTTACAAGAAGAATTAATGGCGGGTTTAACGGCCTAGCCGATCGCATATCAAAAACTAAACTTTTTACATCAATTTTATGCTAAAGTACTTACCCATTATTTTTTTATTCACATCATGTATAACGACAAATAAAGTCAAGAAATACTTGTATGAGCATCCCGTTCAAGCGGCGAAACTATGCTTAGAACAATTTCCTCAAGAAAGCAAAATTGACACTATTCGAGTTGTCAAAGATTCCTTGATAATCGAGCGAAAAGTAGATAGCATCTATACTTGGCTTGTTGAAGAGCATTACTCTACGCCAGATATAAAGACAAAGATCAGAACAGTAATTAAAGAGCTAAAGGACACAATTGTCATTACCGAAACTAAATGGGATGATAAATACAAAGTGCTTTTTGAGGCCAAGGATAAAGAGTATATGATCCTTGAGGATCGGTTTAACCGCAAAAGCAAAGCATTATTTTACACATGGCTATGGATAGCGATTATAGGAGTGGGAGCGTTTGCCTATAAAAAATACCTATGACAAAAGCAGAGGTTTGTAAAAATTACAGAGAAGAGTACGGATGGGAAATGCCGACTCTAAAACTCGCTAGAATTATTTATGCCAAGGAAAACTTCCAATTTAAGGATGTGGAGGATGTAAGGACAGTTCTTCGTGGTATAGAGGGTAAAAGCAAGGCTATGGGGTATAAAGTTGTAAAAGAAGTTGATACAAGGCCTAAAAACCCATACAACCTACCCAAGAGTGATGCAACTATACTTGAGCCTTACGTTTTGAAGGCCAAAAGAGTGCTTATTTTAAGCGATATCCATTTGCCTTACCATGACATTGATGCAATTACGGTTGCCTTTAATTGGGCTAAAAAAGAGAAGCCAGACGCTATTTTACTTAACGGAGACTTGCTCGACTTTCATAGCCTATCAAGGTATGTTAAGAACCCAAAGATGAGGGACTTTGCAGCCGAGATAGATACCTTTAAGCATTTCTTTGAGGTAGTTAGCAAGGTTTTTGAGTGCCAAATACATTATAAGCTAGGCAACCATTGTGAGCGTTACGAGCATTTCCTATTTATGAAAGCCCATGAGCTGGTAGGCGTTGAGGAGTTTGACTTTGAGAATATCATTAAGGCTAGGGCAAATGGCATAAATGTGATCAAGGACAAGCGGATCGTAAAGTGCGGCAACCTAAATGTTTTTCATGGCCATGAGTTTTTTGGAAGTGGAGGAGAGCATATAGCTAAGGGGCTTTGGAGCAAAACGGGAACGAGTAGCTTGCAAGGCCATAACCATAGAACGCAAGAATATAGCTACAAAAATGTGGATGGCAAAATGTACACTACATTTGCCAGTGGATGCCTATGCGAGCTGCAACCAGCTTATATGCCGCATAACCAGTGGAATCATGGCTTTGCATTTGTAGAGGTCGATGGCGATGACTTTCATCTCAGAAACTTGCGCATCCATAACGGCAAAGTTCTATGAAAGGATATTTTAGGATAACACACCCAAAGGAATTGAAAATAAGAATTAAATATCGCAAACTTGGTAAGGAAAATGCCTATGGGGTGGCGCATTCCGATGGCCTTATCGAAATAGATGAGAGGCTAAAAGGGAAAAAGCACCTGGAAATTATTGTTCACGAAACATTGCATTTACTATGGCCAGAGGCAAGTGAGGAGGAGATTGAGAAAAAAGCCATAACTTTGACCAAGATACTTTGGAAAGAAAATTATAGGAGGATTGATCCTCACGAAGATATACCGCTTCAAGACGGTAGCAAGTAAGCAGATTTTTCATGATAAGTTGGTTTGTTCGCCCTTCGTTTCAACGAGGGGCTTTTTATTGAGCGATAAATGAGCCGATTATGAGCGATAAACGGCTCACAACGAAAACGATTTCGTAATTAAGTTTGTTTACTAAATTTTGTTTACTTAGCTTTGTCTAAAATTAAATGATATGAGTACACAAGAAGAAATTAGAACACTACGACTAGCAAAAGGATTATCACAAGAAAAGTTGGCGCAGCTTTGCGGCTTAACTTCACAGACCATTTACAGAGCAGAGAAAACGGGCAAGATTACACTATCCAACTATTTGAAAATAACTAATACTTTAAAAAATGCAACTATTACTAATTCTCCTAGCTTGTAGCCTTACCATTGCTTTTTTCATCGTTCCTTTAAAAAGACCAAAGAAAAAGAACAGAGTTAATCGCAATGATCACTACAAAGTTCCCGCAGTATTTTGGGAAGAGTACAATTGGTTGACACTTAAAATCCACCGCATGAGTGCGAGTGATTACGAGAATGTGCAGCATCACATCAACCAATTTATGTACAAGTATGAGCAGTTAGTAGAATATAAAGTATATAACGAAAAGGTAGCAAATTTACTATCATCTTATCAATATAGGGTTCAATTATTACTTAACAATAAACACTTAGCAAATGGGACTTCAGTCTAATCAAAGCGGTAATGGAGTATTTCTCTCCATCACAAACGGCAAACTTGTACGTCAATTCAAGCAGCCTACTGACAAATCAGTATCAAGAGTAAACAAAATGGGTAAAGAAGTACACGAGGAGTTTTATGACTCACTCAGTGGCTTTATCGCCGACATCAAAACCAAAGAAAGCGACTACGGAAAGTTTTGGGTAGTCAGTGTAAAAGATGATAAGCATACTTACTTTTTGGAGATGAAGTATAGCAGTGGGTATGCAGTTAGCTTTCTGAAAGCGTTGCCTAACGTGAGTTTTAGCGAGTTGGTTACTCTCACTCCTAAGCTAACTATCGATGGCGATAAGAAAAGCTCGGTAGTATTTATCAATCAAAACGGAGTAGGACTCAAGCATTTTTGGAATAAAGCAAATCCTGGGGAGTTGCCGCCTTTGAAACAAATAAAGGTAAAAGGTGTTACAACTTGGGATGACACCGATAGGATGGAATATTTGGAGGAATATGTAAAAAATTCTATCTTACCTCTCATTAAGCCAGTTCTCTCAGATGTCAACGAGGACGATACACCTTTTTAGGTTGGTTCATAGGTTAGTCGCTATCGCTATGGAGCGCATGTGATCGGTTCGATTCCGATATAGCGACCAAATTAAGTCAGGTGGCGGAATTGGTAGACGCTAGAAAGACACATAAGAACATATACGGGTATGGTCGAGCGCCCCGCATAGAAATGTGTTTAGTGGTTAAGTTATAATGGAGTGATTATAACGAGATATGTTCATGCAGGTTCGAGTCCTGCCCTGACTTAAACTTTTTAAACTACAACTATTATGAAAAATTACAAACTAGACCTAGACCGACAACGCATCCAATTTATTGACACGAGATTTTATCTTTCTCCAAAAGAAAATTACCTACCTAGCGTTACAACAATTTTAGAGGCTTACCCAAAGGACGCATCGTATTACAAATGGCTTAAAGATGTTGGCTCAGATGCCGACCATATTAGAGACGAGGCGGGACGCCGAGGATCAGTAGTGCATGAGCTGACGGAAAGGTATGATTGCAATGAGGAGATCAATCTAGTTAATGACTACGGCACTCCACAATATAAGATGCTCGAATGGTCAATGTTTGAGCGTTATGTCGAATTTTCGACAAATTTTCATCCTCAAATAGATATGATGGAGGTTCACTTGATGAGCGACAAGCTCGGCTTTGCGGGGACACTGGATAGAGTGATTAGACTCGGCTCGCTTACAATGCTTCTTGACATCAAGACAAGTAATAGCATTTATCCATCTTACTGGTTACAGTTAGCAGCTTACCATCAATTACTCAAAGAGCATCATAAAAAGCTAAACGTAGATGCCGTAGGGATACTATGGCTAAATGCTAAGACCCGCACTAGCGGCAAAGGCGGAGCTATACAAGGACAAGGATGGCAGCTTGTACAACGTACTATGACCGAGCTTAAAAAAGATTGGGAGCTATTTAAAAGCACACAAAAGCTATGGCTAGCAATGAATGATGGCGTAACCCCTAGAAATATTTCATACCAATTAAAATATAAAAAAGATGCACTTTGATAAACCAGTAAAAATGTTAATTAAAGATTATAATGGAGAATTAATTACTTCAATTATAATAGATGAGTACCAATATGGAGATGATGATGAAGAGTTAGTTGCCCAGGATGAAAAAGATTTTTATGTTTATTTAAACGATAGGATACAGGGTATATTCCCATATAAAAAATTTATACTTGAATTTCACCATGATCTGTAATAAATGTAAAAAAGATGTAATGGCTACTATACATGATCTATGTATTGAGTGCCATGATGATATTCCTAAAGATCCAATAGTAGAGAGCGTGATTGCTAAGTATCAGAAAAGGTCAGCAGAAGGTATGATTAAGTACGGAGTAACAATGATGCGAGATGATCTTAGTACGATTGATTGGCTCAATCATTTGCAGGAAGAATTGTTTGATGCAAGCCTTTATCTTGAACGCTTAAGAGTAAAATTAGAACAAAATGAATCTTAGAGATTACCAAATACAGATTTCGGATAGGGCTGCGAAGTTGCTAAAGTACCACAAAATAGCATATTTAGCACTTGAGGTTCGCACTGGAAAAACAATCACATCTTTAGCCGCAGCATACAAATTCGGCGCACAGAAGGTACTCTTTTGCACAAAGAAAAAAGCGATTGATGACATTATCGAGCAAGCAAAAAAGATGGGTTATGATATGGAGATATATATAACCAACTTTGAGCAGTTGCATAAAGTAGAATATGGATGGGATGTGGTAATAGTAGATGAGGCGCATGGACTCGGTGCTTTCCCAAGGCCATCGAAAAGGGCTAAGGAGCTAAAAAGGATTTGTGCAGCTACGCCAATTATATTTTTAAGTGGCACGCCTACTCCAGAGTCGTACTCACAGATTTACCACCAGTTATACATATCTAGTTACTCGGTATATAAAAAGTATAAAACCTTTTACCAGTGGGCGAATGACTATGTGATCGTGCAAAAGAAATATGTATTTAACCGAGCAATTAATGATTACACTTACGCATATGAAGAAAAAATTATGGAAGATATAAAGCCAATTATGATCACATTTACGCAAGCCCAAGCTGGATTTGAGGGACTAATAGAAGAGAACATATTATACGTAAAAATGGAGGATAGCACGTATAAGCTAGCTGAAAAGATACGTAGAGATAAAATGGTAACCAATAAAGACGGCGAGACTGTCATGGGAGATACGGCGGTAAAGTTGATGAATAAGCTGCACCAGATTTATAGTGGATCAGTAATTGTGGATGAGCCTAAGCGAGTGGCAAAGGCCTTTGACTACACTAAAGCAGAGTTTATAAAAGAGAAATTTGCGGGTAAGAAGATCGCCATATTTTATAAGTTTCAAGCTGAGTATGCAGCACTACTATGGGTGTTTGGTAGTAGGATAGAGATAGATGCTGCGGCATTTAACAAGGCGGGTAATGATGCCGTCTTTGTATCGCAAATCGTTAGCGGGCGAGAGGGGCTTAACCTAAGTTCGGCCGATGCGCTTATCTTTTACAATATTGACTTTTCGGCTACGAGTTATTGGCAGAGCAGAGCAAGGATTCAGACAAAGGATCGTACCGAGTCTGCTCAGATTTATTGGGTATTTAGCTATAATGGCATTGAGGACAAGATATATAAGGCGGTTATGGATAAGAAGGATTATACTTTAAATCACTTTAAAAAGGACTATTTATGAAACAACAAACTGCACTTGAATGGTTTATGTACAAAGTAGATGAATGTGAAAACACAGATGATTTTTTGGATGCATACAACAAAGCAAAAGAAATGGAGAAAGAACAGATAATAAACGCTCATGGAAATCAATACAGAGGAGGTTTTAGAAGTAATGGTGATTTCTTTGAACAAAAAGTAACTGGCGAAGAATACTACAACGAAACCTATAACCAAAAATGAAAATTATGCTTGCACTACTAAAAATCTTTGCATGGGCAGTTTACTGGATTGCCTTTTGTGTACCTTTTACACTATGTTTTATGATAAGTCTTACGATAACCTATTTAATTAAAAAATTATATTATGACACAAAAAATTATCTCGACTCTATTCACTATTGAGTGTGAGCATTTACATTACGCCTTGGGTTTGCCGCATACAACAGAGATTGACTGGTGGCACCAAAAGACGGACAATAAAATACACTGGAGCGTAGAAATATTTTTTTCTAGTGAGGGCATAAGCTATATTCGTGGTTTGGCTGAAGAAGTTACGGCTATCATTACATTTCGAATCCACGAAGATGATTTGCGTGCTAAGGACATTGTAAGGCTTGGTGAGGAAAACCAGCTTTATAAGACGGGTGATTTTTACGAAGGTCTTGTGCATTTGAACACACTTAGAGATCGTGCATGGCAGACCTTATTTGAGGTAGAGTGCGAGAACGGAATAATGATGCCAAGCAAAGTGATTATAAATTTTATGGATAAAAATATTTTGATTCTTTGATACTAGAACTTAGAAATAAAATCCCAGTCCACACTCCGCATGGCTATGGAGATGCAATGTTTATCATTGATTATGGGCTGGAGATAAATAGCGTGTGGGTTGTGCGGCTTAATGGAGGAGAGGTTAAGCATTACTACTCGGATGATATAAGGATGTACGACAACCCAATGAACGGAAATAAATTTGATATTGAAATACCTAAAACTTGGAAAAAATGAGAGAAGCAGAATTGCAAAAGAAGATTGTTGATAGACTTAATAGACATGGGTGGAGTTGTATAAAGCTCATCCAAACTAACATGAACGGCATACCAGACTTAATGTGCATACGAAAAGGAGTGGTCATGTTCCTAGAAGTAAAAACGGAGAAAGGAGTAGTTGCACCACTGCAAGAGAAAAGAATAGCTGATCTGAACAAGCATGGCGTATTTGCAAGAGTAGTACGATCTGTTGAGGATATAGATATTTATTGTTATAAGAATATTTAAAATGGAAAATTATTATGAATCTTTTGATCATAAATACAATAAGAATCATATTTGCCATTATGATGAAATAGATTATTGGGAAATTGTTGAAACTGAAGGTGATGTTTTTTATTTTCCAGTTCTTAAAAGCGGTAAAACAATGTTTGGATTATCTCAAGAAGATAATGGTTCTGAACAAATAAAAAAATACTTTGCTTACAAAAACAAACTATGAACTATCTCGAACTAGGACTAAACGTAATTGCTATAAATGAAAACAAAGCAGCCATCTTTCCTTGGAAAGTTTACCAAACGCAGAAGATTACACAAGCGGAGCTTGATGTACAAATGGCCGACCCTAGAGCCAAAGGAGTGGCAATTATTTGTGGCTCTGTATCTGGAGGCTTGGAGGTTATCGACATTGACACAAAATACCAGACCTACGAGCTTTGGGATGAAATTAGAAGAAGAATCCGACAAGAGCTTTATGATAAATTGCATATTGTCAAAACTAGAAGCGGAGGGTATCACCTCTACTATAAATGTGAGGAGATTGAGGGGAATCAAAAGTTGGCAAGTAGGCTACCAACAAATGATGAATTTAAAAGCAACCCTCACATCAAATCCTACTGTGTCATTGAGACACGCGGTGAGGCTGGTTATGTTGCGGCACCGCCTTCGAGTGGCTACTCTATCATCCAAGAAGGCATCAATATTATTACAATCGAGGAGCGGCAAGAGCTACTCACGCTTATGCGATCCTTCAATGAAGTTGTCGAAGAACATATCATTGAAGCTCATCACAAGCCTTCTGCTAAAGAGTATGGACTTTCGCCATTTGATGACTATAATAACAGGTGTGACTTCACTGCGCTCATGGAAGAATGCGGCTGGCAAAAGGTTAAAAATGGAGGCACTCGAATTTACTACCTCCGACCAGGGTCGACAAGTGAGCATAGTGGGTCGTATAATACCGAGATGGGACTCTTTTCCGTATTCTCAACGAATACGCCGTTTCAAGTTGGTAGGGGTTATAAGCCAGCAGCAGTGTATGCCATCCTCAAATGCAACTCGGACTTCAAGATGGCGGCCAAAAAGCTCCTTGAAGAAGGCTATGGAGAAAGGAAGCAAAACTTCGGCTCGAAGCTAGAAAAAGAGATATACGAGAAAAAGCGCAATGGGGTTAGTGGGGATGAATTGGTCAGTTTTTTAGTGAAGAAACATGACAAAAGCGTATCAGAAGCAAACGAAATAATCGAAACACTTGATAAGGAGTATGGTCCAGAGATCAAAGAGTTTTGGGAGACCAAAGAAAAAAACGGCATTGTAACACCCGTTATACAACTAGATAAGCTAGAAAGGTTTCTACATGAGAAAGGTGGGTTTAGCTTGTACTTTTATGATCCTAACTCGGTTATTTATAGGCTCATAAGGATTCAAGATGGAATGGTTGAGGAAAGTTCCACCGAGCAAATAAAGAAATTTATTAAGGGGTTTATCAATAGGTTGCCGAGTTCGTTTGACATGGGGCTTGATCCACAGATGCTAATGGAGACGATTTATAAGGGGTCGAATACATACTTCTCTGATAATTTCTTTGAGTTTTTTGATCGGGCGAAGATTGAGTTTTTGGAAGATACAAAAGAGGTTTGCTATTTTCCCTTCACAAACGGGGTTGTTAGGGTAACAAAGGATGGCATGAAGCTCATGAATTATGGAGAGGTTGGGAAAGTGATTTGGAAGTCTCAAGTGCTAGATCATAAGATATATATAGAGGATGATTTTAAGATTGAGAACTGCGAGTACTTTAAGTTTTTGGATAAGATAAGTGGAGGAGACAACGCGAAGCTGGTGTATTGCCTATCACTGATAGGATATCTACTGCATAAATACAAAGACCCAGCTCGGCCGTTTGCGGTGATACTAGCAGAAGAGACTGAGAATGAGGCCAAAGGAGGGGGAACTGGTAAGGGGATTTTTGTAAAGGCATTGGGGTATATCAATAACCTAGTGGTAGTAGATGGCAAGAACTTTAAGATAGATAAGAACTTTGCCTTTCAAAGGGTGGATTTGGACACCAGGCTTATAGCAATTGAGGACACACGTAAGAACGTTGATTTTGAGGGTTTTTATTCGATAATAACGGAAGGCATAACGGTAGAGAAAAAGAACAAGGATGAGCTTAGAATCCCTTATAAGGATAGCCCTAAGGTGATCTTTACCACTAATTATACTATTCCTAACTCGGGGAACCATGCTAAACGTAGGCAAAAGATATTTGAGTTTGCGCCGTACTTTTCACCTAAGCATACCCCAGAGGATGAGTTCGGGCATAAGCTATTTGATGATTGGGACAAGGATGAATGGAATAGGTTCTTTAATCTGATGTTTCACTGCGTGTCAGATTATATGGAAAATGGGATAACGGAGATGCCTATGTCGGAGAGTTTAAGCCGTAAGCAAATTAGGGTTCAATTCGGGGAAGAGTTCTTGGATTATTTTATGAGCCTGGAGGGCGAGAGTGGGTTAACCATTACACTAGAAAGATTATATAATGACTACCTAACTTTTACGGGTTATGATAAGAAAGATTACTCGTTAAAGAGGTTTAATAAGGCGATAGAAGAGACGTGCGGGATTTTAAAAATGGACTACAAAGTGGTGAGAGATCGGGGTCAAAACAACAAAAAATGTTACGTTATTAACTTTAAGAAGGAATTGTCTGATGATTTCTTTTAATGTCGTGAAGTTTTTGTCTAGTTAATGTAGTCCATTTTGGCAAAATGTAGCGCAAATGTAGCGCATTTGTAGCGCAGAAGTCGTTGATAATCACTCTTGTAGTCCATGTAGTCCATTTTTTTAATATTTTAGCCAGGGGGTATTTATTTTTATATTTTTTAATAGGGTGGGGTATATAGAGAATTGCGGTGAATTGGGAAAATGGTCTAGCCAAATAGTCTGAAAGATTTTTGGCGCGGGAGTTTTTGTGGGGTTTTTGTTGCGGAAAGTTTTTGGTGGGCTTAGGGGTTTTTGGCGATTGGGAGTTTTTGGGGGTTTTTGGGGTTTTTGGCACAAAATATGGCAAAAATGCCTCAAAATCGGTTGTTTTTGGCAATAGTTGCAATTGAAACGATATATTAAACATTGAAAATCAATTATTTATGGAGTTAATTAATGTATTAGAGGGCGTTTGTTTTGTCATGGGTCAAGATATTGAGCGGGTAAAGACCAAAGGCCGATACCGTGAGCTTGTCGTTTGTCGTCATTTGTTTTACTATTTAAGCAAATATTATTACGGCGCAACGCTTAAGCAAATTGGCCAGTTAACCAACACGGACCATACCAGCGTCATTCACGGGATAAGCGTTATTAACGATATGATAAGCATAAAAGACGAAAACACTATAAACGCTTTACGATCTATTCAGGACTACATTTCAACCCGTTACATGATCGACAAAAAAATATCTGTTTTTGTCCCTTATAACGTTAATTTGTCAGAATTGGCCGAAATGCTACAAAATGAATACCGTTGTCGGGTTATTTTATAGTTTGGTGCTTTGCATACATAGCAACGCAATAAAGCACAAACGGGAGGTTATTTGGGTTCTCCCAGTCTGCATAGCTTTGAGCAAGTGCTTTGTAGTTCATTTCTAGCCAATTGTAGAGACTTTCTATCTCTTGCATGGTAGTTGTGTTGGTTAATACGCAAAAAGGCCTTAAATGGCCTTAAATTGCGTTTCGGGGCATTACCCCTCTTCAGTTAACCTGCTCAATAAATACCCCCGGTAATGGTCTTGTATTTTAAAATTAAAGAATTGATTCTTTGGAATTACTTGTAAATCATATCCATAACAACTGGTTAGCTGCCTATAAATTGGCATAAATTCGTCCTCTGTTGCCTCTTCGCATTCGTAAGCATATTCTATGCAACATCCAGAATGGCCACCAATTGGGTCAAAGCATACATATTCTCCATATTCTGGCTCTGTAAAAAAGGCAAAAACGGAATTTATTTCCTTGTCCTTTAAAAAGATAACTTGTTCCATGTTAGTTGGTTTTAATTTTTATAATTCATTTGATTTAATTAATTCGTTTAATTTAATTTGCACCCGATTATATCCTATCATTTCTGGGTATTCTCTTAAAATATCTACACAAGCGTTATGCAAAATCTTTAAATCAGCCATTTCTAATTTTAGATTTATTTCGCGTTCGTCCTGTGGTATTTTTAATGAAGTATATTGCATTTTATTTTGTTTTAATTATTTACAAAAAGGATCTTGTAATTGTCCAATGATAATACCAGCGCAAATAAGCGCGATAATGAGGTATAAAATTTAGCATCCTATTTTATTTAAACTTTTACATTCCCATTGTTGACAAATAATTAGAATTTCTTTTAATACTTCCTCCGTTAAATTTTCGTATATTTCTTGATATTCATCTATTGAATCTGTATTTGATGAATTTGTATGATATACACACACTTTTACATAATTTTCGGTAAAGTAATCTGCCAAACAAACAATATTTCCAGATGAATTTATACAAGGAATACTATCGTAATAATCTAATTCGCCTATATTAAAAGAGCCATAATTTAATAATATATTTTTAATTTTTTTAATTAGTTTATTTTTCATGTTTTTGAGTTTTAGTTGGTTTATTTATTATTTACAAAAAGGGTCCTGAAGTTGTCCAATTATAATACCCGCGCAAATGAGCGCGATAATTAGGTATAAAATTTGTTTATTTATTTTCATGATTAAAATTTTAATGTGTAAACGTCATAACAATTGCCCCAGCCAACTTTTTCAAATTTGCCTCCCAAAAATTCAGATATTTTATAGTAACAATTTGTACCTATTCCACCAGCATAATAACGTCGTCCATCATGTTCAGATATGCCATAAATATCAGAAGGTATATTTTCTAATTTATACAATTTATAAGCCAAGCATTGGTTAAATATATCAGCAATAACCGTACTTTCTTTATCATATCCCCACCCACCAGATTTAGAATATAAATTTGTATAACTATTATCTTCATGTATAATTTGAGCGTTTACAACTGGATTGTGTCCATACATTCTAGACTTTTTCCATTCAATATTGAATGTTATTTGTTTAACTGGTTTTTGGTTTTTGCTAGTTTCAATTTGTTGTTGTCTCTTTCTTTCTTGTTTGATTGCGTTTTTTTCTTCGGTTGTTAATTTTGTTTTCATGTTGGTTTGTTTATTGGTTAATAAAATTGATGATAAAAATAAAAGCATAAAAAGCGGCCGCGATAATGATCGGCGTAATGTTTGAGGCGGTTAAATGTTTCATGTTGGTTTGTTTGTTTACACAAATATACTAACATTTTTAATTAGACAAAATATTTTATATCTTTTTTTTATTAACATATTTATTCACACCGTGTCAGTTCATGCCTAGAATATAGCCAAAAAGCATGGTAAATTGTTGGTTATAATGAGGCGAAAAGGCTTTTATATAAAAAAGGGGAAAGAAGGTAGCATCTATTTGCACCTTTTTGTCGTTGATTTCCAACAATATATAAAAGATCTAGAAGGCCAAGATGGTTGGGTAACCCTGAGATTATTCGAAAGGGAAGCACCCGACGATAAAGGACACACTCACAATCTAGAGGCTATAAAACTAAACAGAAACGCAAATGATTGACACGATTAGCCAAGCACAAACCAAGGACACGGAAGTAAAGATAAGCCGAAAGACTGGTAAACCAGTGCAGAAGCATGGAGGTTGGAGACCTAATTCGGGACGCAAAAGAAGAATGGAGGAGGAGGAAATAATAGCACGCCTCGAACCAATGGCCGAAACTGCATTCAGGGTATTGCATGAAAAGCTAGCTCAAGGAGACGCAAGAGCTTTGCAACTGTATATGCAGTACTTCATTGGTCTACCAACACAGAAAATAGAAAGCAAGATCGAAGGCCAACTAAACCAGGTCCAGATCGAAGTAATTAAACCCAATGTCCAGGCATTAGAAGAGGCGACAAACTGACAATCTGTTTAAACTTTTCTATTTAACATAATACTAGCTATAAGAAATCATGTATTTTGTTTAATGTGAAGGGCATGACAAAGAGGCAAAGAGGCGGCCACTAACGGGGGGAACTTAAAGTTTAAACATTGAATCGGGGGCGGGGGCAAAACCAAAATTTGACAACACTAAAACACTTGTCTAGATAAAAACCACATACACTAATGACCCCCTTTTTATACACTACTTTTGACTTGGTAAACGGCTTCTAAATTTTTAGAAAAACTATAAAACTCGGACTATGGACGCTAAACTTCAAACTAACAAGATCTTTGAAATATTGCAAGACTCAAAAAAGCGCATTACGGTCATGCAGGGAGGCAGTAGAAGCGGGAAAACTTACAATATCCTTATTTGGTTTATTGTAAAGCTACTTCAAGAGAATGGTAAGACATTAACGATAGTGAGGCAATCTCTCCCAAGTATAAAAGGTTCAGTCCTACGCGACTTTGTGGATATACTTTCCCGCCTTGGGATATATTCTGAAGATAATCACAATAAGACAGAGCAAATATATCAGCTTAATGGTAACGTGGTCGAGTTCGTTAGTGCTGATCAACCACAAAAGATTCGAGGTAGGGCTAGAACCTATTTATTTTGCAATGAGGCTAATGAACTCAGTTATGAAGCATGGATGCAGCTCATAATGAGAACGGAAGGTAAGATAGTGATTGACTATAACCCATCGGACATCTCCTCATGGATTTACGATGATGTGATTCCAAGAGACGATGCTGATTTTTATATTACTACTTTCAAAGACAATCCTTTCCTTCCAAAAGAACTGGTTGACGAATTAGAGAGGTTAAAAGATGCAGACCCTAACTATTGGCAAATCTATGGCCTTGGTGAACGTGGATTGAGCCAAGACCTAATTTACCTTCATTACCGAACAACGGAAACAATGCCAGAAGGGGAAACGGTGTATGGCTTAGACTTTGGTTTCAATGTACCGAGTGCAATGGTGAAAGTTGTGTTCTATGAAAATGCAGCGTATGTACAAGAGTTGATCTACGAAACAAAACTTACTACAAATGACTTAGTGGAAAAAATTGTAGCTTTGGGCATAGATAAGTTCGATGAAATTTATTGCGATGCCGCAGAGCCAAAAACTATTGAAGAGTTGGTAAGACAAGGACTAAATGCGAAGCCAGCTAATAAGGATGTACTTGAGGGAATACGTTCCGTTAAGGCTACTCCACTATACATTCATCAAGATTCCGTAAATTTACTTAAAGAGGTAAAAAATTACCGTTGGAAAACGGATAGGAATGGTAATAAACTTGATCAACCAGTCAAGTTCAATGACCACATTAGTGATGCTATGAGATATGCAATATATTCTAAATTAACAATCCCAAGTGTTACTTGGGGAGCAATATAACAACATGGGATTATTTGATTTATTCAAAAAGAAGGGCATCAATCCTTATCCGACCAGTGCAGTACAAATGGTTGGCATCAATAGTTCGGTAATACAAGATTATACTGGAATAGAGTACGTAAACCAAGGTTATCTTGGCAATGCGGATGTTTATTCCATTGTGAGCTTTTTAGCACGCAAGAGTGCATCTATTCCTTGGTATGTATATAAACTTAACCCAGGTGAGAAAGCTCGTACAAACTTAATGCGTTACAAGCAACTTGTAAAAGGAGTTTCCAATCGTGGTGCGTTTGAGCAAGCTATCATTGCGCGTAAAAACGCATATAGTGAGAACATTGTTCTTGGTACGCCACTAGCAAGACTTCTTGAGCAACCTAACTCTTATCAATCTCAAGATCAGTTCTTCGAGAATTTATTTGGTTATAGATATTTAAGTGGTGAGGGAAACATTTATGGCAATGATGGTAGAATAGGTGGCACATTTAGTGAGCTTAACATTTTGCCTACTCAATTCCTAGAGATTTATCCCGATCCGAAAGATGTATATGCAATTGCTGGATATAAGTTGCAAATTGGTGCTGGTGTTGATCTACCGAAAGAGCAAGTGATGATGTGGAGAAGCTGGAATCCAGACTTCGATGCAACACGCAGAACCCATTTACGTGGACTATCTCCACTTCGTGCCGCTTATAAGACGCTACGCATGAGTAACAATGCTGCTGATGCAAGTGCAACAATGACAGGCAACGGTGGAGCGAAAGGAGCAATTACTCCTAAGCCGCTTGGTAACATCGTGCCATCATTTACAATTGATCAAGCGAACGATATTAAGCGTGCGGTGAATGAGAATATAAACGGAATAGACAACAAGGGAAGAGTAGCAGTGCTGCAAACTCCTTGGGACTATTTAAACTTTGGACTCTCTAGCGTTGACATGGAGCTGGTAAACACCTTGCGTATGTCAATGCACCAATGGTGTAGGGTTTTCGGGCTTCCAGCAGTACTTTTCGATGTTGACACATCAAGCTACAATAACTATCAAAACGCAATGCGTGATCTGATCACCAACACAATTATTCCAATGTGTTGCCAACTACGTGATGAGTTAAATAAATTTTTGGTGCCTAGATACGGAGAAGATTATTTTATCGACTTTGATATTACGGCATTACCAGAGATGCAGCAAGACATGGAGAGAATGGTACGTTCACTTCGTGATGCAAACTGGCTCACAATGGATGAGAAGCGCGTAGCAATGAATTACCAAGAAAGAGAAGGCGCATTTGAGTATGCTTATATCAATAGCGGCTTAATTCCTATTGAGCAAGCAGTGATGGACTTAACGGTACCCCCAAGCGAAGAAGATGGCATGGACAACGGATCAGATAACATCGCAAACAACAGACGAGGAGATAATGAGGATGGTGATGACGAAATATCCCAAGCAGAAGAGCGAGCAGCAATGCGCAGTAGAGAAGAGGATGATGATGTCATTGAGGACAGCATATAAACAAAAGTGCATCGATGAACGCGAAGCAAAGAAGCGAATATTGGGTGAAGTTTGAAAGGATGCGTAGGCAGCTCGATGCAAAATATAGTTCTTTATTTAAGAAGGCAATTAGCAAAGACCTAGAGAAGGTAGCAAGTGATGTGAGGCTTTATGGTACGGGTGCTGCACAAACACTGATGGGTGCTTACGCTTGGAATGATGAGATGATGAAAATAATGATGCAGCTTTATAGAGAAGCGGCAATTATGTTCGGAAACGCATCATTTAGAGCAGTGAGAAACATGAGTCAGAAAGCAGCCAATCCATTTGGCTTAAATGATGACTTCATTACTACCATCATGCAATTTTTGGCTCAGTATGGCTTTATGTTGGTAGCGGATATTACGCAAACAACAAAAAAGCAATTACTAGCTATCATTAACAAAGGCGTTGCGGAAGGACTTGGTATAGATGAGATCAGTCGCCAGATTGTACAAAGTGATGAGCTAGGATATGCAATGATGAGAGCAAGAAGGATAGCAAGGACTGAAGTGATGCGTGCAAGTAACTATGCCGCAATGGAAGGCGCAAAATTGCATAACTTTGAAGTGGATAAGGTTTGGATAGCTAGTCGTGATATAAGAACTCGTAGGATTCCAAGAAACTCTTACGATCATTTTCACATGGATGGTGCAACAGTTCCTTTTAATGAGCCGTTCACATCCACTGGTAAAAAAGGAGATACGGTGCTAGCTGCACAACCTGGAGACCCAACTGCCCCAGCAGGGTTTACGATCAATTGTCGATGCACAGTTGGTTTTTTGCCGAAAAGGGATGAGAACGGAAGATTAATAATGAAAAGATAAATGTTAATAGAACAAAATATAAAAAAATTTACTAGAATAGACAATAAAGGAAGATTAAGGTCTATTGTAGAATTTTTATGTATTGATTGTAATAAATTAAGTGAACAAAGAATAGATGAATTTAATAGATGCGGTGCATTGTGTAGGATGTGTAAAAGAAGAAGGCAATCTATTAAAGAATTTGATGATAAAAATATTGATTTAGTATGTGCTAAATCTTTATTATCAAGACTTAATAAAAGATATCAATTTAAAGGTCTAACATCTAATTTAACTGGTCAAGAAGCATTGGATTTATTTAAATCAGAATGTCATTATTGTGGCATTAAAAATTCAAATAAATACATATATAAACAACCGCATTTTAGTCATATTTTTTACTATAATGGTATAGATAGAATAAATAGTAAAAAAGGATATATAAAAGGAAATGTAGTTAGTTGCTGCAAAAGATGTAATGTAGCAAAAAATGATATGGACTATAATGAATTTATTAACTTAGTAAAAAGAATTTATGCCCATATACTATTGCGAAAATAACGGCAAATATAGGATCGGAGACGGAGAATGTATGTACACTTCACGCGATAGCGCGGAGCGTGCGTATGCAGCTTATCTTGCGCAAGAGGGAGAGAAAAGTTTGGAGTTAAAAGAAGAAACTTACAACGACTACCCCGAAGCGGCTACGAACAATGCAAAAAGAGCATTAAAGTGGAAAGAGGAGAATGGCAGCGATTGTGGTACACCAGTAGGTTGGACCAGAGCAAATCAACTAGCAAATCGTGAGAAAATATCTCGTGATACCATTGCTAGAATGGCGTCATTTAAAAGACATCAACAAAACAAAGATGTTCCTTATTCAGAGGGTTGCGGTGGGTTAATGTGGGACGCTTGGGGAGGTGATGCGGGCATTAATTGGGCAATTCGTAAATTAGAGCAAATAGACAATAGAAAAAGCATGATATACAATTACAAATCATTTAACCTAGAGGTTAAAGATGTTG